TTCCTATTAGATAGTGCTACGCAAGGTATACTAGGCACTAATGCGCTCAGTTACTAAGGAGATTTAGATGGCAAGCGGTTTTCCATTCGCAACAGGTGACGTATTACTAGCGTCAGAGATGAACGATTTAGTGGCGTTTACCTTAAACGCTCAGTCAGGCACTACCTACACGCTTGCATCAACAGATCAGTATCAGGTCTTAGTAGTAACAAGCAACGCAGCCGCTAAGACTGTGAGCATACCTACCGATGCAACTTACGCGTTTCCCAACGGTACATGCATTTCATTCCTAAACACAGGTGCAGGATTGCTAACCATTGAGGCTGCCACTTCTGGAACGACTACCGTAACAAGCGCAGGAGCAGTACCAGCATCACCAACCGTTGCACAATACAAGAGCGCAGCCGCAATTAAGACCGGCACTAATGCGTGGACTGTGGTAGGCGCAGTTGCTTAATTCAGTTGTTTCTATATTTAATGCTGGCGCAGCCGCCGCAGCCGGTGACTATGAAAGCATAGCCACAGTCACAGTCGGTTCTACCAGCGTTTCAAGTATTTCATTTACTACAATTGGAACAGATTGGGCGCATCTTCAAGTGCGAGCGTTTTTTAGAATGACACAAGGAAACGCAATAGGCTTGCGCCTTAATAGCGACACAGGTTCTAATTATTCCGACCACGACCTTAGCGCCGATGGTTCTTCAGTTTATACCAATGCTGGCACAAGCACTTCCTACATACAGTTATTGCCAGTCACCGGAACAACCGCAACTGCTAATATCGGAAATGTAATGATTATAGATTTACTTGATTATGACAATACCAACAAATACAAAACAGTAAGAGTGCTCTCGGGTCACGATACTAATGGCGGTGGAGCAGTTGCTTTTGATTCAGGCTCTTGGCGTAATACCAACGCTGTGACCGGTATTGAGTTATTTCCTGTGACTGCTGGCAGACAGTTTGCCCAATACTCACACTTTGCCCTATACGGCATTAAGGGGGCATAATGGCTACGACTTATGAACCGATAGCAACGACTACGCTTGGGAGCGCTGCTGCTTCTGTAACATTTTCTTCAATTAGCGGAAGTTATACAGACCTTGTTTTGGTATGCCGAGTAATAGCAGCCACAAATGCTGGCGGTCAGAATTTACTTTTGCAATTTAATTCTGATACAGGCTCTAACTATTCTTTTACTTGGATGTATGGAGATGGCACAAGTGCGACAAGTTCAAGACAATCTAATCAAACAAGTATGGGTCGCGCAGATTTTTATACTACAACAAGACCAACGGCAACAATAATTCAGATACAAAATTATAGTAATTCTACTACATATAAAACTGCATTATGGCGCAACGGGGTGACGGATTCGGGTGCTGGCACAAGAGCAAATGTTGGCTTATGGAGAAGCACCTCTGCAATAGATTCAATAACAATTAAAACTGATACAGGAAATTTTGGAACTGACTCAATGTTTACTCTCTACGGCATAAAGGCGGCATAATGGCAACCACTTATGAAGCAATCGCCACAGTAACAGTCGGAAGCGGCACGGCTGCAACAATGTCTTTTACCAGCATCCCAGGAACTTATACCGACCTTGTGTTGAAAATTAGCGGTCGTTCAACATCTGACAATATAGGCATTGACATTTCTTTCAATGGTGCTTCTACCAATCAAAGTTATCGCCGACTTCGCGGTGATGGTTCTGCTGCTTCTTCAACAACTTTAACTTCTATCCGCGTTATCAACAACAATTCGGGCGCGACCGCATCAACCTTCGGCAACACAGAGGTTTATATCCCCAACTACGCTGGAAGCAATAATAAATCGGTTTCGGCGGATGGCGTTAATGAAAACAATGCAACAGAAGCGTTTGCTGATTTAGGTGCTGGATTGTGGTCGGTCACAGATGCCATCACTTCAATTACCTTAACGCCTAATCTTGGCAATTTTGCCCAATACTCAACCGCCACACTTTACGGAATCAAGAACAGTTAGGAAAGGAAACAATGCCAACTAAACTAATAGTGGACTGCTCCACCGGAGTCACCACAGAGGTAGAACTAACAGCCGAAGAAATCGCGCAAAGAGAAGCAGATGCGGCAGCGTTCGCTGAGGCTAAGGCTAAAGAAGAAGCCGAAGCACAGGCTAAGGCTGAGGCTAGGGCTGCTATCTTGGAACGCTTAGGCTTAACCGAAGATGAAGCAAAGGTGCTGCTTGGCTAAGTTGTGTAAAGCGGGGCAACAACTACGCGAGCAGATAGACGATGCGTTCCCCGATAGAAGTAGAGTTGCACCTGAGGGGTGGCTCGGTGATCGACGTCATGCGGCGCGTCGCTCCGATCACAACCCTTCTGTTCCTGAAGGCGTGGTACGCGCCTACGATTTCAACGCTGATCTTGGATCCAGTAGACATGAGGCGTTCGACCTTGCTGATCAGTTACGACTACTTGCCAGATCTGATAAACGAATTTCTTATGTCATATTCAACGGCAAGATTGCCAGTTGGAAAAGAAATTACAAATGGAGACGCTACACCGGATTAAACCCGCACAAGTCGCATATCCATGTAAGTTTTACTGCTAAGGGCGATAACGATGGCAGTATGTTTCGTATCCCGCTATTAACAGGAGAGCCGATAAATGGACGAGTTAAAAAGAATCGCCGCAAGTTGGGGCAGATCATTTCTAGCAGCAGCGCTAGCGACATATCTAGCAGTGGGCTGGAAGCCGGAGACAATTCTGACCAGCGCAATTGCTGCCGTTGCACCTGTAATAATTCGATACCTAAACGGTAAAGACCACCATTTCGGACGGCGGGTATGACTCCGGCTGAATGGGCGGCGTTTGTAGCCGCGATCCTGTCGTGTGTCGCCTTAATTGTCGGTGGACTTCGTTACATTATTAGACACGAAGTACCGGCATTATTAGAAGGGTCAAATATCGTGTCGCGTATCGAAAAACTAGAGACTATGGTTCTAGAATTGCTGACTAATGAGCGCAAGAAAACCAACAAAGTCAGAACGCGCCGCTAAGCGCAAGGCTAAGGAGCGTGCAGCAGCACGTAACAAAGCCGAACCATTACGCCCTATAGATATGTGGGCTGCTTCTATTGTAGAGTGCTATGACGCCTTAGTGAGAGCCGGATATGGCGAAGATAAAGCGCGCTGGTATGTTGAAGAGAAGATGCGTTTGCCTGAATGGATAACGCCGGAGCCGGCGGATATTCCTTATTACGATGACGATGATGAGGATGAATGAAGCGCATAGTCGTCATTTCAGACCTGCAAGTACCATTTCACGATGAGAAGGCAGTTAGAAATGTCGCCGCATTTATACGAAAATGGCGCCCTGATGACGTTTTATCGGTCGGTGATGAGTTCGATTTCCAGACCGTCTCACGTTGGAGCACTGGGCGCGATGAATGGTCAGGCACAATTGGACGCGATCGAGACACTTGCCAGGGCATTTTGTTCGAGTTGCAAATCAACCATATTGTCAGATCAAACCACACAGACAGACTCTACAAATCTTTAGCCTCTAGGCTGCCTGGTCTAATCGGACTGCCAGAGTTAGAGTATGAGAACTTTATGGGGTTTAAGAATCTAGGCATTAAATTTCACCGTAAGCCGTATGAAATCACTAGCGACTGGATCATGGTACATGGCGACGAACAAGCCATTAACCACAATGCCGGTTTAACGGCTCTAGGAGCCGCTAGGAGACACGGAAAGAGTGTCGTGTGTGGTCACACCCATAGGCTAGGGGTTTCGGGCTTCTCAGAGGCTTCTGGGGGCGTTTTAGGGCGTGTTCTACAGGGTCTCGAAGTAGGGCATTTGATGGATGAGAAGCAAGCCTATTACACACGTGGGACATTTAACTGGCAAAAGGGCTTCGGGTTGCTGTATGTAGATCGTAAAGGCGTTACCCCTGTGGCTGTGCCGATTGACAAACAGGGTTCATTTGTGGTCGAGGGCAAGCGTTATGGATGAGACTAAGCCAGATCTTCACCGTACGATTGACGATCACATAGATTTATTTGTTACCTTACCGTTATAAGACACGCCGGTAGTGCGGTTGTTGACATTCCCTAAATAAGCGTACCCTTCTGATGTGCCCGAAATACGGACACAGGGAAGGAACACATGGCAACAATGATCAAGTGCGAAGATTGCGCTTACCTAACGACTGGCATA